TCTACTGATCTTGCAGGAGGAGAATTAAAATTGACAATGACCTCAACAGATACTAACAAATTAAAAGAAGGTCGTTACAGATATGATGTTTTGGTCACAGAATCTGGTGGAGATAAAGTCCATATTATAGAAGGTTCAGCAATGGTAAGAGCAGGAGTAACCACATGACTTATACTCAAAAAATAATTGTTCCTAAAAACGGAGAAGTAGATACAAAGTTAATTAAAACCTCTACTGCCCAGAAGGTAAGCGTTCTAAATAATAATAATAAAGATAATATTGACATTACTATAAGCGGGTAAATATGGCAAAACCATCTACCAGAGAAGGATTTAAAGACTATTGCCTAAGGCAATTGGGTGCTCCTGTATTAGAAATCAACGTTGATGATGACCAACTAGATGATTTGGTGGATGATGCTTTGCAGTTTTGGCAAGAGAGACATTTTGATGGAACGGAAAGTCAATATTTAAAATATAAGATTACACAAGATGATATTGATAGAGGAAAGGCAAGGGTTGGAAATCAAGGTGCAGGTATTACTACAACAACAGATAGTGCTACTATTGTTGGAAGTAGTGTTGGTTTTAACTTTGAAGAAAATAGTAACTTTTTAAAAATTCCAGATGATGTTATCGGAGTAAATAAAGTATTCAGATTTGACAGTAGTACCATTTCTAGTGGAATGTTCAGTGTTAAATATCAATTATTTTTAAATGACATTTATTTCTTAGGTGCTAGTGAGTTATTAAGTTACTCTATGGTCAAGAGTCACTTGGAGACTATTGATAGGTTACTTACAACTGATAAGCAAATAAGATTCAATAAAACTCAAGGAAAACTTTATATTGATATTGAGTGGAATAATGCAACTCCAGATGATTATATTATTATTGATTGTTACAGAGCACTTGATCCATCAACCAATCAGTTAGTTTGGAATAATTATTTCTTAAAACGATATGCCACCGCATTGATTAAAAGACAATGGGGTCAAAACTTAATTAAATTTCAAGGTGTAAAACTTCCTGGTGGTATTGAATTAAATGGCAGACCAATATATGATGATGCTGAAAGAGAACTTACTGAATTGAGACAGGCAATGATTAGTGAATACGAACTTCCACCTTTTGATCTTATCGGATAATGGCACTCAATCCCTTTTTTATACAAGGTTCATCTGGAGAACAGAACCTTGTACAAGATTTAATCAACGAACAGTTGAGGATGTATGGTATTGATGTAACCTACATTCCAAGGAAGTTTGTAAATAAACAATCAATTATAGAAGAAGTACAATCATCAAAATTTGATGATAATTTTACCATTGAAGCATATTTGCAAAACTATGATGGGTTCCAAGGTAATGGAGATATTCTAACAAAATTTGGAATCACTCTAAAAGATGAAGTACAATTAATTATTTCTAAAGAGAGGTTTACTGATTTTATCCGTCCATTCATGGATCAGATGGATGATGATGAAGTTGAATTTTTTGATACCCCTAGAGAGGGAGATTTAATATACTTCCCACTTGGGAAAAAGTTATTTGAGATCAAGTATGTAGAAGTAGAAAAACCATTCTTCATGCTTCGTAAAAACTACGTTTTTGAACTTAGATGTGAACTCTTTGAATACGAGAATGAGGTTCTTGATACTGGTATTGATTCTATTGATAAGACAGTTCTTGACGAAGGATTCATCACCACATTAAACATTGTAGGAAATGGAAGCACTGCTCTAGGAACTGCAAGTACAACTACTGGTTATGTTGGTCAAGTATTCTTACAAAATGATGGATATGGATTTACTAGTACTCCTTTAGTAACATTCACTTCTCCTCCAGTTGGATTTACAACTGCTACTGCTGTTGCAATCACAACTACCATGGGAACATTACGAGCGGTAGAAGCAATCAGATTGACAAATGCTGGTTATGGATATAGTGAAAAACCAACCATCTTTATCACAGGTGGTGGTGGATCTGGTGCAATTGCAACCTGTACTTTTGTGGTTGGATCTGGAACTTCCTTCGGTGTTGGAGAAATTACTGTTGGAACATCAGGAACTCAATATGCTGCTTCACCAACTGTTGCTATTGGAACTGCTCCAGCTGGTGGAGTTGATGCAACTGCATTTGCAACTCTTAATTCCAGAGGTCAGGTTAATAATGTATACATTACCAATGCAGGTACTGGATATACCGAAGCACCTTCTGTAACCTTCTCTGGTGCTCCTCAGAACGGTTCTGGCAGTTATGTATACAATGAACTAGTTACTGGGCAATCAAGCAATACAACAGCAAGAGTTAGGGAATGGGATGCAACCACTAATGTTCTTAAGGTTGGTATTGTTACTGGAACCTTCTATGATGGAGAAACAGTTGTTGGTTCTGCGTCTTCTGCTACATATACTGTGAGAACATATACTTTTGAAGATACTTACGATGCTTTCAATGAAGGTGATGTCTTTGAGACAGAGGCAGATTTAATCGTAGATTTCTCTGAAAGAAACCCATTTGGTGATTTCTAATGTTAGGACAGTATTACTACCACGAAATCTTAAGAAAAACAATTATTGGTTTCGGAACTTTATTTAATAATATTCAACTACGCCATCAAGATGCTGCTGGTAAGGATATTAGTGCGATCAAAGTTCCCCTAGCATATGGTCCTGCACAAAAATTCTTGGCAAGAATTGAGCAAGGTAAAACAAACGAGAGAGACATTGCAATTACTTTACCACGAATGTCATTTGAAATGACTGGTATTGAGTATGATGCAACAAGAAAAACAGGAATTACTCAAACATTCAAAACCACTATGAAATCTAGTGGTGATTTGAAAAAGGTATTCATGCCTGTTCCTTATACACTTAGTTTTTCATTATCAATTTTTACAAAATTGAACGATGATGCTTTACAAATTATTGAACAGATATTACCTTATTTCCAACCAAGTTTTAATATTACAATAGACCTAGTAAGTTCTATTGGAGAGAAAAGAGATATTCCAGTTACATTAAACAATATTAGTTTTTCTGATGAATATGAGGGAGACTTTACAACTCGTAGAGCACTCATTTATACATTGACTTTTTCTGCAAAAACTCAACTCTTCGGTGCAATCGCAGATTCTCCAGATGGAATCATCAAGAAGGTTATGGTCGATATCTACCAAGATACAAATACAAGGACTGCAAGAAAGAGTGTCAGATATACAACTACACCAAAAGCGAAGAAAGATTACGACAACGACGGGGCGATTACTGCTGCCGATGATCCATTAGTTGAAGCTGGTGATGACTTTGGATTTAATGAAAGTACATCAATTTATTTGACTCCAACTAAATATAGTCCAAGTGAAGGTAAGGATGTTGACGGATGATGAAAGATAATAAATTTGACCAAATTAATGAAGCATTAGATACATCAATTGAATCTAGTATTACTGAGATTCAGAAAGATGCTGTGCCAGTTCCTAAACAAGAAACAAATGATGTAGGTAAAGATTATGAATACACTAGAGGTAACTTGTATTCTTTAATTGAAAAGGGACAAGAAGCACTCAACGGAATCATGGAACTAGCAGCAGAGAGTGACAGTCCTAGAGCATATGAAGTTGCTGGTCAAATTTTAAAAAGTGTTGGTGACACTACAGATAAACTTTTAGATTTACAAAAGAAATTGAAAGATATTGAGGAAGATACTGGAAAACCAATAGGTGGTAATATAACTAATAATGCTGTTTTTGTTGGGTCAACTACAGAGTTACAGAAATTGTTAAAGAAAGGATTACTAAATAATAAGTAACTGTTCTATCATTTACGATGAGATTAGATGAAAACAAAAGTGGTGATAGTTCTTTGCGTGACTGGTTTAGCAAGAGTCGCTCTTCTGATGGTACCCCTGGTTGGGTTCAAATGGGCGGTAAATACTCAGGAAAACCCTGTGCTAAACAACCAGGACAAAAGACTAAACCAAAATGCGGATCTTCTAAGATGAAGAGCAACCTTAATAAAAAGGAAGAGGATTCTGCTTTTCGTCGTAAGAACCGTCAAGATCCTAACCCAAATAGAAAAGGTAAGGCAAAGAACGTAGCAACAGAACAAATGAAAACATTTAACACATTTTTTGAGGGCAAGAAAGATGCCTGTTATACGAAAGTAAAATCTCGTTATTCAGTTTGGCCAAGTGCTTATGCAAGCGGTGCACTTGTCAAATGCCGAAAAGTTGGTGCAAAGAATTGGGGAAATAAAACTAAGAAAGAAGAATTTGAAGGTACAACGACCTTTGCTAAATTCCAATCAGAATGTTGGAAAACGCATAAAAAAGTAGGAATGAAAATGAAAGGAGGCAAGTTGGTAAATGATTGTCGCCCTAAGAATGAAGAAGTTACTAACGAAGCGAAAAATTGTTGGAAAGGTTATGAGAAAAAAGGATCCCAAAAACTATTCGGAAAAACGTACAACCGCTGTGTAAAAAAAGAGGAGACAACTAATGTCGAAGAAGGAGCAGCATGGACAAAAAAGTCAGGACAAAGTAAGTCAGGAGGACTTAACGAAAAAGGCAGAAAAAGTTACGAACGCGAAAATCCTGGATCTGACCTTAAAGCACCTAGCAAGAAGGTTGGAAACAAGCGTAGGTCATCATTCTGCGCTCGAATGAAAGGAATGAGAAAGAGACAGAAACCATCTAACAATACAGGTGATGATAGATTATCTAAGTCACTCAGAGCATGGAACTGTTAAGATGAAAAGTTTTCAACAGTTTATGGCAGAGGGTAACCCTACTACCCGTATGATGCAGAAGTCTCAGACACAACAGACTGGTAACATTAGTGCCGATCGTGGAACTAATGAAAAAGCAAACAGAGTAAAACGTAAAGGTCTCGAAACAGATTTAAAGAAGAAAGGAATTGGATACAAAAAGGGAGTTGGTGAATATAAATATTCATCAGGAGAAGGTACAGGACGTGAGGTTTCATACCAAACAAGTCCTAAACCAGGAATGTCCAAACGTCGTTTTGGAAAGGTCATGCGTCGTCTCGGTAGAAAGCATGGTCAAGAGTCTGTAATTACAAAGGATAAAAACAAACCTGCAAGATTACATGACACCGAATCTAAAAAACCTAGTCCCTCCTTTGGTATAGGTAAATCAAAACCAGGTAAGAATCCTTCTGGTATGGGTCAAACTTCTGGCACAAAAGTTAGAAGTGGAAAACTAGGTAAAACTAATAAACCTGCATTTCATTATAATTAACATGCCTATTTTTGTTATTGCTGTAGTGCTCATTGTTACAAC